TGTTTGTAGAAGCTGACCAACAGTACAATGCTGAAGCTGCTGATGAACTGTTTACTCTCTGGAAGGAGCGTAAGAACATTGCACAGCAGACGGCTGCAGTAGAAAAGCAGTCACGGAAGCAACAACTTAAGGCAGCTAACACAGGCAATGCACGAGGCAGTGCTGAAGGTAGTCGTAAGAAAGTTTATCGCAGGGCCGACATTATTAAACTTATGAAAACAGACCCTGAGCGTTACCAAGCTTTATCAGATGAAATCTTAAAAGCATACGCAGAGGGTCGAGTCAAATAATCTAAAGGAGATTGTGACTAATGGCTACTGCTACTTATCCCGGTGCAGCGGGTAACACTGCAAAAACAGAAGCGGCAACTTTTATTCCAGAAATCTGGAGTGACGAGATCATTGCTGCTTACCAAAAGAATCTTAAGATGGCTCCCCTTGTCAAGAAGATTGCTATGTCCGGCAAGAAGGGCGACAAGATTCATATTCCTAAGCCTGTACGTGGTGACGCAAATGCAAAAGCTGCTGACACTGCAGTAACGATCATTGCAAACACTGAAGGCGAACTGACTGTTGACATCGACCGTCACTTCGAGTACTCACGTTTGATCGAAGACATCGTTGAAGTACAAGCTCTTAACAGCCTTCGTCAGTTTTACACTGAAGACGCTGGATACGCTTTGGCTACTAAGATCGACACGGACCTCCACTCTTGTGGTACTGGTTTCGGCGACGGTGGTACTGTTGTGTTCTCTGGTTCAGTAGCTCCTACTGACTACCAGCATAGCGGCTGCTTCTTCAATGACAACGGGACTACGACTCAGTACACTGACGATACGCTCGTTGCTGGCGATGAGTTTACTGACGCTTTCTTCCGTGACATGATTCAAAAGCTAGACGACAACAACGTACCTATGGAAAACCGTGTACTTGTTATTCCTCCGGCAACCCGTAATGCCATCATGGGCATTGACCGATACGTGTCTTCTGACTTCGTAGGTGGTCGTGGTGTTGAATCTGGCCTCATTGGTAACCTGTACGGTGTAGACGTTTATGTGTCTGCTAACTGTGCAACGATTGAAACTGCGGCTCAGAACACTGTAGCTTCTGTCGATACTCGTGCTGCCATGTTGTTCCACAGGGACGCTATCGTTCTTGCTGAGCAGTTGTCAGTACGTTCACAGACCCAGTACAAGCAGGAATACTTGTCAACGCTGTACACGGCTGACTGCCTCTACGGTGTTCAGGTATATCGTCCTGAAGCTGGTTTTGTTCTTGCAGTACCTTCTGCATAAAGAACACAGGGGGTCTTAATTGGCCCCCTTTTTCTTTTCTTTCAGCCCTATCAACACTCACACATCTTGGGCGTCTTAGTAGTTCATACTAAAGGATAAACTATGACTGACTATACTAAAACAACTGACTTTGCCGCAAAGGATAGTTTACCTTCTGGTGATAGCGGCAAGATCATTAAAGGAACTGAGTTTGAAACTGAGTTCGACAATATTGCAACAGCAGTTGCAACCAAATCAAACATTGCTAGTCCCACGTTTACCGGGACTACTACTATTCCAACTGTTGACATTAATGGTGGTGCGATTGACGCAGTAACTCTGGGTACTAACAGTGCAGTCACTGAAGCCCAAGTAGACAACATTAATATCAATGGTAATACCATTAGTTCTAGTGACACCAATGGAAATGTCAATATTTCACCCAATGGCACTGGTACTGTTGTAATCAATACTGACCTTGACGTGGACAACATTAACGTTAATGGCAACGCAATAATCTCCACTGACACCAATGGCAACATTGACCTAACGCCTAATGGTACTGGTGAAGTCAACATTTCCAAAGTAGACATTGACTCCGGTGCTATCGACGGTACAGTCATTGGTGCAGCCAGTGCTGCTGCTATTACTGGTACTACAGGTCAGTTCGACACAAGTTTGAATGTGGACGGCACTGTGACTGCTGATGGTTTGACTGTTGATGGTGGGGCAAATCTTTTAACAAGAACATCTTCAGGTGCAGAGATAGATGTTTTAGAGGTGCGAAACAATGCAACTGCTGCGTCTACAGCGTCAACAATTAAATTTGTAAACTCCACAGCAGCGGGGTCAAACTCAGGTTCAACAGAACTTGTAGGCATCCGCACTGGGACAAGTACTGGCGACTTTAAAATTCGCACAAGTAATTCGTCAGGCGCTATGACAGACCGAATGTTGATAGATAGCAACGGAGATATCAGCTTCTACGAAGACACGGGTACGACTGCGAAGTTCTTCTGGGATGCTTCGGCAGAGTCGCTGGGGATTGGTACTACGGATCCTAACACAACCCTTCATGTATCTTCTACCACCACAACCAAGTCGGTTGTTGAAACAACTGGCGCATCCTCTGACGCTTTAATTGAGTTCACTAAGGGCCAAGGATCTGGAAACACTTGGTCAATGGGGATAGACCACAGTAATTCTAGTGCGTTTTCTCTTGCTTACTTGAGCAACGGCTCGCCTAGTTTAACGACTCATGGTCTTTTAACGGTAGATACATCAGGCAACGTTGGGATTGGTACGACGAGTCCTAGTGCTTTCGGAGCTTTCGCAGTTAAATCTACAGGAACGCAGATAGCACTTACTGCTACTACTGGACCAGCCACAATGCTATTTGATGAAAACGGGGTAGATAGGTTTTTCATTAAGTCGCTAAGTGGTTCGGACGGATTAGCCTTCGTTGATGCTGATGGTTCATCAGAACGCATGCGTATCACCTCAGACGGCAACGTCGGGATTGGTGAGACGAATCCATCTACGCCTCTTCATGTTTCAACATCTGCAGAAAATGTAGCTACTTTTGCCTCAACTGACACAGCCGCTCGTATTGTTATTACAGACGGTACTGACACAGGCTACGTAAACGTAAGTAGCGGCAAGGTATCGCTAGGTCAGACTCTTGGATTGTCAGGAAATAATCTAAATATAGATGCCAGCGGCAACGTCGGGATTGGGACTACGACGCCTGCCAAGAAGCTAACAGTTTTTGGTACTGGTGCAGGCAACGCAACTGTTCAAATTGAGGGCGAAGGCGGTGCTGATCCATTCATTAACTTTTTAGCAAACAACACACAGCACTGGTCGCTTGGGGTTGATGATAGTGACGCAGACAAGTTTAAACTTTCAAAACATAGCGCATTAGGAACTAACGATTATTTTGTTGTTGATGTCGACGGACATGCCATTATCCCTGAAGGAGTGACACTAGGCACAGCCGCAGGCACCTACAACGCAGACAATACGCTAGACGACTACGAAGAAGGGACGTGGACTCCTGCGCCTACTTCTGGAACCCTTAATTCTGGCGCAACAGGCAGTTATGTAAAAATTGGAAACCTAGTTCATGTTCAAGGTCAATTAAGTTTTTCAGCAAACGGAACAACAAATAGGATTAACGGTCTTCCATTCAGGCCAAGAATAGAGGCAACTTTAAATACTGTACGTCAGCGGTTTCTTGTTTATGGTAGTACTAGCAATACTGCTATTTATGGCTATTGTCAGGACGTTAATAATGCTTTGTTTTTGCAGGACGAAGACCGATCAGTCCATAACTTTGACACTGCCGACGGTGTTTATACCTTTGCATTTACTTATGAAACTTAACCCTAAATAGCCTTAGTGGACTCTAAGGCTGGACTAACTAAGGAGACAACAATGTCACTAACAAAAGAAGTAGTAGCAGACAAAATCGAAGTAGTAGAAACAGGCGACAGCACAGTTGTCCAAGTACGGACTGCTACTCGTGTACTCGAAGACGGCGCTGTGATTTCACAGTCGTATCACCGTCATGTAATTCAATCAGGTGACGACTACTCATCTGAACCTTCTAACGTACAAGCTATCTGCAACGCAGCTTTTGGAGCTAACTAATGGCAACCACATGGACAATCGCAACACTTGAACGTGAGCTATCTGACGGCGGCGTAACAGTCGCACACTGGCGAGCTACTGATGTAGACGGAGACTACTCTGCTTCTGCATACGGCACTTGTGGGTTTTCACCAGACGCATCAGATCCTTCTTTTGTGGCTTATGACAGCCTGACGGAAGCTCAAGTCCTACAGTGGTGCTGGGATAACGGTGTAGACAAAGACGCTACTGAGGCGGCTCTGGCGGCTAAGATTGAAGCTGACAAGAACCCTGTGTCTGCTGCTGGCGTACCTTGGTAATGCTTGCGGAGGACGCTAAGACAGTCCTTGATGGATTTGCAGTTGGTGGCACAGTAGCAACACTTGCTGGCTGGTTGCCACCTATTGCGTCCCTCTTGACAATCGTTTGGCTCAGCATTAGAATCTGGGAGTCGGACACAGTACAGAGGCTTATCAATGGTGGAGATTAATGACAACACTGACTTGACGATACCACTGAGGAATCTAATTGGTCTTGTCTTGGGTGTTGCCATTATCACCACTGGTTACGCAGAGCTTAACTCACGTATTACCACGCTTGAACACGGGCAGTCCATACAGGACATGACAATCCGTGACAACGCTGCGTTTGTACGTGAATGGCCTCTTGGATTACGTGGGGCGCTTCCTGACGATCTTGTGCAGAACGCTAAGATCATGTCCCTTGAGGACAAACAAAAGGAGCTACAGCGTCTACAAGACCGCATGAACCAGCTTCAGATTGAAATTAACAGAGTCGCAGGCGTCAACGAGACACACAACGAAAAACTAGAAACTTTATTTGACATCTGGAATACTCAAATTGTGGGCAAATAATGGAATACATAGAGTTAATCTCTGCAATCTGGCCCATCTTTCTTGGCTTCATTGTACTTGTGCTGTCCATAGGTAAGCTGATGTCCCGTATGGACGTAGTGGAAGAGAAGGTACGCACTTTGTTTGAGTTGTGGAACAAACGCAATGATTGATAAGCTCATAGGACCAGTCACAAGCCTCCTAGACAAGTTTGTGGAGGACAAGGACCAAAAGGCTAAGTTGGCTCATGAAGTCGCTACGATGGCTCAGAGACACGCTCAGGAGCTTGCTAAGGCACAGCTGGAGGTCAACAAGGTTGAAGCACAACACAGGTCTCTGTTCGTCTCTGGTTGGCGTCCTGCGGTTGGCTGGTGCTGCGTCTTTGGCATGATGGGTAACTTCATGGTCATACCGTTTGCTAACTTTGTCCTTGCGTTGCTTGAGATTGACGTAGCAGTACCTCTGATTGACACGGCTACTATGATGCCCGTGTTGATGGGGATGCTTGGGTTGGGCGCTATGCGGACCTATGAGAAGAAGTCAGGGGTGTCTAAGTAATGTCTATGATAGACTTAGGTAATCTGATTACTACTCCCATTATAGACCTGTCTCAGTACGATCCGACAGGCGGGATGCTTACATCTACAACTTCTACAACTACAACGGACCAGCCCAGTGATGCACATTCTGGTATACACTCAGCATACACAATAGGCTTTCCGGGTTTGTCGGATGACGAAGTTGCAGCCATGCTGGGCATGGAGTTTACTGGTGATCGTGACCAAGACCAGATGGTGATGGACGCTGTAGAGTCAGCACGTAACCAAAACGCCATTGCAACAGGGACTTACCCTAGTCAAGCAGAGATCGACCAGCGTACTGCTTCTTTTGAAGCAACAATGGAGCGTCTTCGTACTGACCCTGCTATGCGTGAAGCATGGGGCATTAGCAGAGACAGCAGACGCTTCAGTATAGGCCAGATTCTGGCTATTGCAGCTTCTTTTGCTATACCTTTTGCTTCTCCTGCTATTGCTTCGGCTATCGGTTTGGCTGGACCTGCAGGCGTGGCTGTTACTCAAGGAACTCTTAGTGCGGCAGTAGCAGCAGCAACTGGACAAGATCCGCTTACGGCTTTTGTTACAGGCGGTGCATCCGGTTATTTATCTGAACTAGAGCGGATAGACTCTCTACTTACTGCTGCTCAAGGAGCAGATGAAGCACAAACAATAGCTAATATAAACGCCATTTCTGATGCTGTTCAGACAGCAGATCAAGCAACAAGTGCTTGGGATATTGTTAAAGATATATATGACGTAGTTCAAGACGTTGCAACAGCACAGAATATTTATAACAGTATTCGTCGTGACGATCAAGAAGCAGCATTAGATTCAGAAGCTCCTGAATTTATTTTAGATTTACAAGATGCTTCACCGGAAGAAGACACAGCAGCACAACTTGAAGCAGAAGCTGAAGAAGTAGTTGAAGAAGTAATCAGTGAAGACGTAGTTTCTGACTTAGAAGCAGAACAACAGGCTGCTGAAACTCCAGTAGAACCAGAGCCTGAACCAGAGCCTGAACCAGAGCCTGAACCTGAGCCAGAACCAGTTGTACCAGAGCCAGAACCAGAGCCTGAACCAGAGCCTGAACCAGTTGTACCAGAGCCTGAACCAGTTGTACCAGAGCCTGAACCTGAGCCAGAACCAGAGCCAGAACCAGAGCCAGAACTAGAGCCTGAACTAGAGCCAGAACCTGAGCCAGAACCAGAGCCAGAACCAGAGCCTGAGCCTGAACCAGAGCCTGCTCCGGTTACAACTACTACAAGACCAAGAAGCATTTCTGTTGTTTCAGCGGCTGATGAACTTGAATCCGGCAGAGGCTCATTAAGCGTAAGCGACCTAGAAAGTATTATTGAACTAAGAACGGGAAAAACCCCGTCTGAAGAAACATTAAAATTCTATATTGGTAAAATATTAGAAAGATCTCGTTTATCAGATTCATGGGGTTTTGGTTTTCTTAAAAAAAGGTACATAGAAAGCATTCTTTCTGGCGAAAAATCCATATCTTTTGAAGAAGGATCAGACTCTTGGATTTATCGGGAATTGGGTTTTTTAACTGGTAAGTCTGATTACGAAGAGCTTTTGGCTGAAGCTGAAGCAGAAGCTGAAGAAGACCTTTTAGCAGAAGACGAAGACTTACTAGGAACTGAAGATGTTTTTGTCCAAGTAGAAGAAGGCGCTGAAGAAGGAGACCCGTTTTTTGAGCCTCCTGTTGATTATCCAGAAATAGACGACACAGTAGAGGTTGACGATGTAGGTTACGAGATAACTGAACCAGAAGTAACCTTTGAAGACCCTACTGAAGAAGCAGGCGGCGGTGGTGCTACTGACGCTACTGAAGCAGCAGACACTGGTGAAGCTGCGGATGCTGCAGATGCTACAGATGTAGCTACAGAAGCTACAGACGTAGCTACAGAAGCTACACAGACTGACGTAACTTCTACCACAGATGAAGCTGGTGATGGCGGTATGCTTACTACTGGTGGTGAAGTAATCAAAGATCGTCCTTTTGCTGTTGGTTCTGGACCGTGGGTTTACATAGGTAACGGACGTTGGGTGCAAATAGACCCTGATGTTTTAGCACAAGAAGGTGCTGTTACTGACGTTGGAGACGGTACGTACACAGTATCTTCTGAAATTTACGAGGACGATGCTAATTGGGTTAGAGTAGCTAGTGACTCTACGTATGATCCAGAAACCGAAGTCTATGAAGTAGGACAAACAGGAGACCTTACTGGTCAAGTAGAACCGGGTTACAATGTAGAATATGAATCAGAAAATGCTCAAAACTGGCTAGGAAATATTTTAAACACTGCTGGTATAGATCCTAATAATCCTAATTATCAAAACATTGCTAATGAAATTTTTGACATTTTGTTTGGCCAAGGTGGTGATTTACTAGAAGTTGCTACCGCATCCGAATTTGAAAATATTTTTAGAGAATTAGTAAATAATCAGTATGACCCAGACACAGTGTACGAAGCTGCAGAGTTTCCTACAGAAACTGTAGAAACTGTAGATACTGTAGATACTGTAGATACTGTAGATACTGTAGATACTGTAGATACTGTAGATACTGTAGATACTGTAGATACTGTAGATACTGTAGATACTGTAGATACTGTAGATACTGTAGATACTGTTGGCACTGGAGACGGCACTGGTGTTTCCGACACGGGTACTGCTGAAGGAGGAGACGCAGGTGCTGGCGCTGGTTCCGCAGGAGACACAACAACTGTAGGGACTGGTGTAGGAACTGAAGGTTTAGGAGACGAAGGCGAAGGTGACGCTGGTATCGGCACAGACGGAACTGGTGAAGGCACTGGTGGCGACGGAACTGGTGACGGAACAGGTGGTGTAGCACCAGTTAGCGCAGGCGGCATGTTTTCACCTAAGCCATTCCAAGGCTACATGGGTGGCTTAAGTTATCAACTACCAGAGTTCAGGGGTGTCTACTATCAGCCCAGAGATTATGACGTTGAACTTAATCGCATTATTCAACAAAGCTTGTTTCAAGGAATGTACTAATGACTTATCTAGAATTGGTCAACAATGTCTTAAGAAGACTTCGTGAAACTGAAGTAACTACTGTACAGTCTACTTCTTACAGTAAGCTCATTGGGGACATTGTTAATGACGCTAAGAAACTTGTAGAAGACGCTTGGGACTGGTCAATGGAACGAATAACAATTACTACTACTTTGACTTCAAACGACCCCACTAATGGTAATAGGGTTACATTAGTAGGATCGGGAGAGTCCCCTAAAATTGAAAGTATGGTTATAGGTTGGGACGGTGCAGACCTTGGTGGAACCGGAAAAGAGTTTTTAACTTATATAGACCAGAACACGATGGAAGAAAAAATACGCATGGAGCAGCCTTTGCTAGGAACAGTTGTTCCTAAGGGAAGACCCGTGTACTACAGTTTTTATGGGATTGACTCTAATAGGGACTCCATAATTCGTATATACCCTAGTCCAGAACAAAGCTACTTTCTTGTAACAAACTTGTTCAAGGGACAGACAGATTTATCGGCAGACGACGACACTCTAAACGTCCCTTCGATGCCCGTGATTCACTTAGCTGTAGCGCTGGCTGCACGAGAACGTGGTGAGACTGGAGGTACTTCGACACAAGAGTACTTCTCTATTGCTAACAAGTACTTGTCTGATGCTGTTGCAATGGACGCAAGTAAACACCCAGAGCAAACTATCTTCTATACACCTTAAGGCATTTACATGGCTCAAGAACTGAAAAGTATTAATCTTGTAGCTCCGGCGTTCAAAGGTATTAATACTGAAGACTCGCCTTTAGCTCAAGACCCATCTTTTGCTGAAACAGCCGACAATGCTGTGATTGACAAACGTGGTCGTATTGCTGCACGGAAAGGCATCACTGTCCTAACTACGGACAAAACTGAGTTAGGTACGGCAACTATTGTTGCAATGAAAGAGTTTAGAGACGACTTAGGCAACACTAAAGTCTTCTCAGTAGGTAACAACAAGATACTCAGCGGTACTACTACTCTTGTTGACGAAACTCCGGGTAGCTACACGATTACTGCTGACCAGTGGAAGATGGTCAACTTTAATGACAAAGTGTACTTTTTTCAGCGAGGATACGAACCTCTGGTTTATGACAACGCTGGTGGCGCAGTAATCAAACTAAGTACTGTCGCTGGTGCAGCTGGTGTTACTTCTGCTATGTATGGCAACGAAGTGTTAGCTGCTTATGGGCGTCTGTGGACTGCTGATTTTTCTACTGACAAGTCCAAAGTCTACTGGTCTGATCTTCTGATAGGCCATGACTGGACAGGCGGTACTTCTGGTGCTATTG